CCCATTATTCCCCCTGAATTTCAATCCATGAAGTAGTGGCTTCATCCCATGAATACATCTTGCCATCAGTAGGCATAGCTGTTGGTGCTTGCCATTGAGCATCTTCGTTTAACGTCCAGCTTGCGTAAGGTTGTGGTGCAGTAAAAGCATCTATATCGGAACGGTAGGTATAACCAATTCCAGCATAGTTCTTGCGAATGTTGCCGTTGTAACTGGTCTGCTTCCATGTTCCACCAAACAATCGCTCACAGAATGCAGCACCGATATACTCTTTCTCTACGGCATGAGCGTCTGCCGTATCTTTGTTATCAATAACAATGACAGAAACAACTATGTTGTTTTCATCAATTTGTGCAAAGTGAGCCATCATTCTTCTCCTAAATGCAAACCTGTCAGACTTTCGTCCGAACCTATGTAACCTTTTAAGAACGTATTAAACGCAATACTAATGCGAGTATCGTTACCTACTTTAGTCTCAACCATGTGCGTTAAGTGCGATGGGAATAGAATCAAATCACCAGCACCTACTTCAAACCACCATGACTCAGAGTTATAAGGATTGTATTCGGCAGCAGGAACCTTAATCCGCTCGTAACCATCCTTGTAAAAATAAATCTTATCTACCGCTCTATCAGCTTGTGGATAGAACACACCAGATACAACACTATTTGGGTGAGCGTGTTTATGGTGGTACTGTCCTGCTTCCGTATAGTTAGCCCAACTCTGCGTTAGATACAGACTCACATCAAACTTAGGAGCATGAATAGCTTTGAAGTATTCCATCATCGAATCTTCAATAAACTCACGCATCTCAGTAAGTTCTTTGCTCTTTAAAATCTTCCGATCTGTAGAAGTAGTATTACCTTCGTTAGCGTAATGCTCCTGACCTTTAATGAACTCTAATTCAGCTTCAGTCAGATCACGATCAAACTTAAAGAAAGCAACTGGAGTAGGAAAAAGATTGTTAACTACCATTGAATAGAACCAGTTCCGGCAGTAAATGTATAAATAGTATTTCCACCAGATGTGGTTTTTGTATAAGTTAATCCAACACCAATTGACATTAAATCTGCGGAAGTTGATAAATAAGAAATAATTACTACTCCTGAACCACCAGAACCGGAAGTAACGCTAGAGTCACCACCACCACCACCAGCGCCTAAATTAGCTGTTCCTGAAGTCGCTGTATTAGGTGCTTTTGCTCCATTACCTCCACCGCCTGTACCACCAGTTCCGGGCGTAACAGTTCCAGAAGAACCACCGCCACCACCACCAGCGTAAGTTACTGAGCTTCCTGAAATACTTGATGCTGTACCATTACCGCCATTTCCGGCAGATGGATCAGACCCATTTCCACCAGCAGCAGAAGCACCGCCGCCACCGCCAGTAGGTCTATTGCCGCTAGTACCAGTACCACCAGAACCACCGTTATTCCCTTGTGATGGACTTGTAGCTGGAGTATTTCCAGAACTTCCCGGGCCTAATACTCTACCGCCGCCTCCAGAACCTCCGTTTTTACCTTCAGTTCCGGGTGAATCATTTGAACCACCACCACCACCACCAGTAGAAGTAATAGTGCTAAATACTGAATCAGAACCGTTATTACCAGCACCAGTAGTAACACTAGCTCCACCAGCCCCCACGGTAACGGTATATTCTGTTCCTGCTGTAACGGATAAAGCCGTTCCAGTTCTAAATCCACCAGCACCACCACCACCACCTAATCCTGTACCACCAGAGCCACCACCAGCCACGACTAAATAATCAACACTGGTAGGAGCGGCAGATCCACTAGCCATTGCTTGCATCAATTTAGTAAAAGCAAACATTATTAAACCCTTATGGTGTGTAACCTTGAGCGATAGAGCCGTACCAGTTAGTACCGTCAGCCACAAAAGTTAAGATATCCATCTTGCCAGCAGCAGCCGTAATTGTCGGAGCACCAGCAGTACCAAACTTCACACCTGTAAACGTAGCAGTACCGTTACCAGTCGATGCAGCTTGCTTTAACAATAGAATGAAACTTTTGCCAGCCGTAGCAGTAGGCATAGTGAACGTACAAGCCGTAGACGCTGTCAATGTAGCCGTTTGAACTGTGCCGTTAGTCAATGCCAATGTATGTGAGCTTGATACTGTACCGATAGCAACAACAGACTCAACGTAGTTTGTAACTGTCGGATTATTGACAGTAGGAGATGTGCCAAATACAGCAGAACCTGAGCCTGTTTCATCCGTTAATGCAGCCGCTAAATTAGCTGACGATGGAGTAGCCAAGAATGTAGCTACGTTACTACCTAAACCACTAACACCAGTACCTACAGGAAGTCCTGTGCAGTTAGTCAACGTACCAGATGCCGGAGTACCTAGAGCACCACCAGTTTGATATTTGTCGCTATTAAGATTCGTAAAGTTGGCATCAACTTCAACATAACTAAGGGCTGAACCCTTACCAGCACGAGTAACGATAGTAGACATAATTTACCCCTTATGCCAAAGTTACTGAAAGATTCGTAGCAGTAATCTTAAAGATATCACCATTACTAATAGTCTTACTCGTATCTAATGCCGAGTGATACAAGAGATTACCTGCCGTTACAGCGTCACGAATACCAACGTGAGTAACAACACCCCAATCAGCCGTACATTGTGGAAACTCAATCGCAGAGCTATTAGACGTAGCACCACCAGACGGAGCACTAAACGTAATAGACTGACGAACATACGAGCCACCTGTGACTTCAGTACCAGTATCCGCATCAGTCGGATCATTGGTATATAAAGCTAAGAATGTAGTAGTCGGCGCTGTGTAGCTAGTAGCACGTAACGTACCGTTAATTAATGCGTTTTCCAAATAGTTCGAAATTTCAGCCATGATTTACCTCACAGACATTGACATAGGTTGACCACCGTATTCACCATTCTGGTCGGCAGTAGAAATTGCTGTAATGCTACGATCATACAAAGCAGCCCATGTTTGAAGTCGTGCATCATTCATCAAATATGGTTCAGCTTCGCCTAATGCCGCATACAGCAAAGCATCAGGATAATTAGTTAGGAATACGTTAACAATATTGCTATCGGATAAATACTGTGGTTTGCCGTAATACAGCATCTGAATACTGTAGGAAGTATCAGGTATAGGAGCAAACTGAATCTCTGAAGCCAGAATCGTGTAGTTCAATGGCTTACCTGAATCAGTAGTCCTAGCTATTGCATAAAATGAATTAGGTGAAAGGTAGGTAACTGAAGAAGCTGGAGTAGTACGTAGATGTACGTCACGCATCTCTAGGAAGTCCGTAGGCAAGCCGATAGTCTCCTCACCTCCTGTGGTATCAGCACGAGCCACAATGAGCATCTGGCGCGTTCTGATGTCTCTACGGAGCCGTTCCTCAGCCAATTGGATAAAGTCCGGTATCTGTGCAGTCAGATCACTACGACCTAAGTAACTCGCTATCGTAGATTTTAACGAACTGTAATCCGTCATAACTATTTCCCTGAGTTGTGTCTCTCCACAGCACCATCTTCTACATCATCCCATCGATACTCATACGTTCCGATGTGACCAATATGCATAGACAGACTGTGATCTACATACGTCTGGAATCCACTATCTTGAGCCTTGATGCAGAAATGCACATCTTCGCCAATAATGCCTCGTGAACTCCAGCCTACGTCATACCACGGCTTTTTAGTAGCCTCGAATACATCTTTGTGAATCATTACTACGCCACCACCAACAGCCGTACAAGGCTCAATACCTTCTTTACCTTTAGAGTCTATTTTATGCCAAGCGTAACTAATAATGTTTCCATTTTCGTCTTTATTTAGCTCTAAATCCAATGCTGTAGGCAACGTGGGCTTGCGTCTAGTTACTGCATTAACTCCGACAATCGGTACTTCTCTGCTTAACAATATATCTATCGTATCGCTAGGGAACCGCATATCTGAATCAATGAACAGAATGTAGTCACACCCATCAGCTAACGCAGCTTCAACCAGTTTTTCTCTCTGGTCAAATATCAACGTACCAGCCATTGTGTATAACTTTAAGCCGTTCTCACCTGAACCACACCGAAACTTACTATCTCGCCCTACCATCTTCGCAAAGTCAAACGCAAAGCCAGTATGAACCTCGTCTCTAGCTGGAACGCATACACCTACTGTTGTACCCATTAGATACTCCTAGC